ACCTAAATATCTATTCCTTGAAAACGTCAAAGGACTCCTTAACCACGACAAAGGAAATACCTTCGAGGTCATCCTCTCAGCGTTGGATGAACTCGGGTATGATGTGGAATGGCAAGTGCTTAACAGCAAAGATTTCGGAGTACCACAAAATCGGGAACGTGTGTTCATTATCGGACATCTTAGAGGAGAACGTGGACGAAAAGTTTTTCCTCTCGGGGGAAATGGTGCAACGATTGATTGTGAACAACCAAAAATAAATAAAGTTGGTAATATCAGAAAAAAAGGTAAATCTCAAAGTGGAGATGTGGTTTCAGTTGATTCCCTAGCACATACCTTGTGCAGCACTACTACGCAGAAAGATCCGCTGAAAGTTGCTATACCAGTGTTGACACCGGATCGAGTGAAAAAACGGCAGAATGGCAGACGATTTAAAACCGATGGAGAACCAATGTTCACATTGACGGCTCAAGATAGACACGGGATTGTAGTAGCCGGCAACCTCCCTGGAACACACGAACAAAACGGCAGGGTATATGACATCAATGGCATTTCACCAACGCTGAACACTATGCAAGGTGGGGGCAGACAGCCTAAAATCATCCAGCGTAGCCACGGATATAATCGTGGTGGAGAGTATGACATTGCTCCGACTTTAACAAAGAGCAACTATCATGAGAATAATTTCTTAGCAGACGAATTCAGAATCAGAAAACTAACACCTAGAGAGTGCTGGAGATTGCAAGGTTTCCCAGATTGGGCTTTTGACAAGGCTCAAGAGGTAAACAGTAACAGTCAACTCTATAAGCAAGCAGGAAACAGTGTGACTGTCAATGTTATCAAAGAAATAGCGAGGTGCCTGTGAAACATAAAGATTTAACGATTGCTACAATCATACTACTAGTATCACTAGCTATTAACATGCTGTCAGTCTACTATGTTCTGACAGTCCCACGTAGGGTAGAGGCAGTAACTATCCATCGTGTAGATAATGCTGGTTCTGAAATGTATGGCAAGGTTACCGGGAAAGAGAAAATTAATGATCTCTACACTATTGATTGCGGAGCTTACGGCAAGTTCCTTGTCAGCAAGGAACAATACGACCAAGTAAACATTGGGGATGACATTCCCAGCTATCTGAAAGGGAGAGGGCAATGATACCAAGATATAGAGCGTGGCTTAAAGAAGATAAAGAAATGGTAGATGTGGAAGAAATTAATTTCTTTAATGGCGAGTTTGATTTCATCGGAGACGCTATCACTTGGATGTGCAAGAGCGATGATTGTGTTTTAATGCAATCAACTGGCCTCAGAGACAAGAATGGCAAAGAAATCTTTGAGGGGGATATTCTTAAAGTGACCAACCTATCAAGCTGGTTGGAAGTTGTATCTTTTAACAACAACAAGGCGATGTTTGTTTCCAAGGAAATCAAAAGAGAAATCGAAGAATCCCCTCTATACGACTTGTTTAACACAGATATCTTCGAAGTTGAAATCATCGGCAACATCTACGAAAATCCAGAACTGGCAGAGGTGGAATAATGAACAAACGACAATTAAAAAAATCGGTAATGAGAAACGTCTCAAAACTTTATGATATGGCTTTCGAGCGAGATCGCTTTAGGAGAGATGTAGCTATTATTTGCGGTAGAGGTCCAAGAAATACAAGAGCGCTTACGACAATGGTGGTTAAGAGAACTGTGTGCGAATACGCTCCGTTCGAAGCCGTTGGAATAACATTAGAGGGATATATCGCAGACTGCCAAGCGATAGAGGAGCGGAGCTCATGAGCAAAACCTACAAATATGCTGGACTGACCAAGGAGCTACATCAACGGTTGATCAATGAACATGCAGCACTTAAAGAGGCACATCCGAAAGATTACAAGCAACATTTCCAAAAAGTGAGACAGTGCAGCGAGAAACAAGCGATTATCATTTTGCAAGCACTCAATAATGCGGTCGTGGAGCGTCAGAGAATCTCACCTCAAACAGTCGATAGACTGAAAGGCATCATTTCTGATGAGCTATATCATGACCTTAAAGCATATCTATCCAAGAATTACACAAGAGGTAAAACCACGCGCCCAGTTTTGGATGAAACCAACGCAGGACTGCCAGCGGAGCTATTCCAGGAGTTCCGTGAGGAAGTGGAAGGGCTACGCAAGGAACACCCTAACGACCTAAACAAGTACATTAGAGATATTAAAGGGTGCGATAAGAAGAAAGCTAACAAAACCCAAAACGCCATCAATCAGTGTTATTTAGAGAAGGCTGCTTTAACTCCTTTGAAGGCCATTCAAATGGAAGGGCTACTTTCCAGAGACTTATTCAGCAAGATTGCCAAATATGTCTTAAATAATTACGAATGGCCTGAGAAATTGGACGATGAAGTTGACCGCATCATTCTCGAATATCGTACTAAAGGCGAATTAGGTCGCAAGAAACCCAGTGTTAAGCGTGCCTTATACACGGCATTGGCAATGGGTTTGTAGCCAGAATGGTTTTAGACGGTTCGAATCCGTCACTGGCTGTTAGTCTGTCAAATTACACTAAAAAATGGATATAGATTTTTAGTGGCTTGGACACTTTTCAACATCGAGCAAGCTGACAGACCTTGCTCAAACAAAACCCAGCAAATTTTTAAGAAAAAAAGGATGTGAAAAACCCTCTTTCTTATTGATATCTTGCATTACAAAAAAAGCCAAAGACTTTGCTGGTGTCAATGGCTAGAAAGGAGGTGATAAAAGGCTTGAGAAACACCCCAAGAATAAACACTTATTCAATCTTTTCAATAAAATCTCTTAACGTTTCTTGAGCTAAAATAAAAAAGACCGACACGATGGCCGGCACTCTTTGGAAATCAACACTACTATTATACCAAAGAGGACAGAACAATGCTATTGCCGGAAATTGATGAGAAAGCAACTATCAGAGGTTGCAAGCGTAAACTTCGAGAATATCCAAGATGGCGAGAGATAGCACACGATAGCGTTGAGCAGAAGATTACACAAGAGTTCACATTCATGCCCAGAGGTGGCAACGGAGTGAGCAGACCAGTGGAAAATATCGCAGTTAGGCGTGTTGATGCTATGAACGAGCTAGAAGCCATAGAGCAAGCAGTTAGTGGGCTATATCGTCCAGATTATCGCAGAATACTGATAGAGAAATATCTGGCATACCCACCGAAAACAAACTGGCAAATTGCCCAAGCAATCGGATTCGAAAGGACAGCCTTTCAAGGATTGCTAAATAATGCTATCCTAGCATTTGCAGAATTGTATAGAGATGGCAAATTAGTTGTGGAACGTTGAAATAACGGTATTTTGACGGTTAATTCACGGTGTCTAACAACTGTTTGAAGTGGTATTATTATATTATCGAAGAAAATTCAGAGACGGCTCACTTTGTGGGTTGTCTTTTTATTATGCAATGAAGGAGGTGGACATATTGGGCTAAATCAACGACAGAAATTATTTGCTAGCGAGTATATCAAGCTAGGTAATGCTACACAAGCAGCGATTAATGCTGGGTATAGCGAGAAGACAGCTGGGCGTATCGCTGGACAAAACTTGAAAAAACTTGAAATTAAGAGCTATATCGATGCCGAAGTTGAGAAAATGCACAGCGAGAACATCATGGATGCTAAAGAAGCCTTGTCCATCTTATCCGATATTGCAAGAGGGAAACGAGGCGAAGAAGTCCTCATGATGAATCCCGTCACTGGCGAAGTCAAGCAGGTGACGAAGAAAGCTGATAACAACACGGTTATCAAAGCTATAACTGAAATCTTGAAACGCTATCCAACCGCTAAGCAAGCCGAGAAACTGCAACTTGAGATTGAAAAACTCAAATCTCAAATCGGTGGTGATGAAGGGGAAGATGAGAAAATTGCTGGTTTCCTCGATATCATCAAAGGAGCTGTGAGCGATGGACTTGACTAAGCTCTACACCAAACGGCAACTAGATGTGTTGCACTACATTTGGAATCATGATTGGTTTATTTGTGGGCTTCATGGTGCTAAACGAGCAGGCAAAACCGTCGTTAACAACGATACGTTTGTAACCGAGTTAAGCCGTGTCAGAAAGATTGCAGACCGTTTGGGTGTAGATGAACCTATTTACATCCTAGCGGGTACGTCGTCGACTTCGATACAGAATAACGTGTTGCAAGAACTTTATAATAAATACGGTTTCGAACCTAAATATGACAAGCATGGCTCTTTCGTTTTTTGCGGAGTTAAGGTTGTCCAAGTCTACACCGGCTCTATATCTGGGCTTAAGCGTGCCCGTGGTTTTACAGCGTTCGGGGCTTACGTCAACGAGGCGTCGTTAGCAAACGAGATTGTTTTCAAAGAAATCATCTCACGCTGTTCTGGTGAAGGTGCCCGCGTCGTCTGGGATAGCAACCCAGACAATCCTAATCATTGGCTGAATCGAGACTACATTGGCAAGAATGACGGCAAGATCATAGATTTCAGTTTCAAGCTTGACGATAACACCTTTCTATCAAAACGCTACATTGACTCTATCAAGGCAGCAACACCCAAAGGTAAGTTCTATGACCGAGATATTTTAGGCAAATGGACCGTTGCTGAAGGTGCTATCTATGCTGATTATGACACTAAGATTCATGTGGTTGATGAACTGCCAGATATGAGACGCTACTTCGGTGGCATCGACTGGGGATATACTCACTACGGATCTATCGTGGTAGTCGGTGAAGGCGTGGATAACAACTACTACCTTGTTGATGGCGTGGCGGCGCAATTCAAAGAGATAGATTGGTGGGTGGAGCAAGCTAGGAAACTAACTGACATCTACGGCAATATCCCGTTCTATGCCGATAGTGCCCGTCCAGAGCACGTAGCACGATTTGACAATGAGGGTTTTGATATCAGTAATGCTAATAAGTCAGTGATTGCTGGTATCGAACTTATCGCTAAGTTGTTTAAAGAACGCAAATTATACGTTAAGCGAGACTTTGTGCCTCGTTTTTTTGACGAAATATTTCAGTATCGTTGGAAAGAGAACAGCACAAAAGNNNNGATGTGCTGGATAGTGTGAGATATGCGCTCTATTCAGACTATGTTGTTAACAGCACAGAGCGAGCAAGCTATGATGATTTGATAGATATATTTAGCTGAAGGAGGAAGAATGGAACAGACAGTATTTGTCGACAGTACCGGACAATCGCATGTTTTGAATCTGCGATTTCATCGAGAATCACGCACAAAATACCGTGCTAAAAGTGTTGATGATTTGAAAAAAGATAACTGGGCATTGCTCAAGAATTTCATTAACCATCACAAATTGCGTCAACGTCCAAGAGTCCAAGAATTGTTTGATTATGCCAAAGGAGATAATCACAGTGTCCTGGAAGCCGGAAGACGAAAAGATAAAGAAATGTCCGACAAGCGTGCCGTTCACAATTATGGGCGCATGATTAGTAAGTTTAAGACGGGATATCTGGCTGGTAATCCTATTCGTGTTGAGTATGATGATAGTGTTAGTGACTCGCAAAACGACGAAGCAATCAAGGAAATCGGACGAAACAATGACATTGATACGCTGAACCGCAACCTTATCCGGGATTTGTCACAAGTTGGACGTGCTTACGAGCTGATTTATCGAAGTGAGGACGACCAGACACGAATTAAACAGTTAAGCCCTCTTAATACGTTTATTATTTATGACAATTCGCTCGAAGACAATTCATTAGTAGCAGTTAGATACTACAGTGCTGATTTGTTCTCTGACGCACATCAAACCGTTGAAGTGTATACCTCATCAAATATTCACGTCTTGGACTACTCAGAAGATCTAAAAGAGGTTTCTGTCACTGCTCACGCATTTGGCACTGTACCGATTACAGAATATTTGAACAACACTGATGGCATTGGCGATTATGAAACCGAACTTTATTTAATCGACTTATATGATTCAGCTGAATCTGACACGGCCAACCACATGTCCGACATGGCTGACGCAATCCTTGCCATCTATGGCGATATGCGATTGCCTGCAAACATGAAGCCTGAAGATATGAAAACTAAACGCTTAATGCAATTGGTTCCACCGAAGGCTGCGGATGGTAAGGAAGGGACGGTTAAGGCTGAATATCTAACTAAGTCTTACGATGTGTCTGGTGTCGAAGCGTACAAGACCAGACTGGATAAAGATATTCATACTTTTACCAACACACCCGATATGGCTGACGAGAATTTTTCAGGCAACACGTCCGGCGAGGCAATGAAGTACAAACTGTTTGGACTTGACCAAGATCGTATCGAGACTCAATCGCAATTTACAAAGGGTTTGAAGCGTCGATATCGTTTAGCTAGCCGTGTTGGTGAGTTGGTCAAAGAATTCAAAGCGTTTGACGAAAACTTCTTGAGAATAACATTCACGCCGAATCTGCCGAAATCACTATCCGAGCAAGTATCTATTTTGACAGGCCTTGGTGGTCAAGTGTCACAAGAAACTGCTCTTAGCCTATCTGGGTTGGTCGAGAGCCCAGCCGAGGAACTCGACAGAGTGGATAAAGAGGCGTCTAAAATCGATTTTAAGGGGTATTCTAGCGAGTTTAACGGGCAAGTGGGTAAATATGCCGACGACGAAGAAGAAACGCATACGAGCGATTCTGTGAGGTCTGATGAATGACGTATTGGTCAGGACGTGCTCAAAAAGAACGAGAAGCGAGCAATAAAAAGGGTGAAGCTGAGTTTAAGAAAGAACTTGAAGCGCTATATAATTTGCAACTTTCACAGTTGCGAAAAGAACTAGATGCTTATATCCAAAATTTCGCTGACAAAAACGGATTAACCGCTAGTGATGCGAAACGAAGAGCAGACAGTTTTGATATCAAGGCTTTTGAAGCTAAAGCCAAACAGTATGTAGCTGACAAAGATTTTAGTCCAGAGGCAAACAAGGAGCTTCGAGACTACAACTTTTCTATGTCTGTTGGTCGTCAAGAACTTCTTATTCAAGAGTTAGAGCTTGAGCTGTTGGTTTTGTCTGAAGGCGAACGCCAATTAACTAACGATTATCTGACGAATGGCTATAAGAGCGAAATTGCAAGAGGAAGCCTGCTTGACCAGACGGTACCTAGCAAAAAAATACTTGAAAAGTACATGACGACGGCTGTTAACGCTAATTTCGAAGGCGCTAAATGGTCGGAGCGTATCTGGAAGAGACAGGAACAGTTGCGCAAATTGGTTAAAACGGAAGTGACCAGGGCTCTTATTCGAGGGGAGAACGGCACAACCATCGCTCAGAGAATCCGCAAATACATGGATGTCTCTCGCACTGACGCTGAACGACTGGCAATCACGGAACATGCTAGAGTTCAGACTCTAGCTCAGCAAGATATCATGAAAGAAAATGGCTTTGAGTATTTTAAGCTCATGCCAGAATCGAGGGCTTGCGATTATTGCAAACAAGTTGGCCGTGATACTGAGAGAGAGCCCGTCCCGGTTGATAAGATGGAGAGCGGGCTAAACGCCCCACCGATGCACCCATACTGTCGTTGTGCGGTAGCCGAGGTGTATGTAGAAGATGGCTCTTACTGATCCAGATAAAATAACCGGATTAATGAAATAAATAATTAAAGTCGTAGCAATACGGTTTTTTCTTATGCGCTGATAGCCGTGCTAGCCAAGGGGCTTGGGGGTTCGATACCTCGTCAGCGCATAGGGCTAATTTAAGCCCTAAATAAACAATACTAGCGTGGCTCGTGGGTAAACACCCTAGACAAGACTAGAGAGGGCGTAGCTAGCCCTTATCGTGGCTTAGAAAGGGGCGCTACTCATGAGACTAGGTAGGAGGAAACTATGGAACAAGATAACACTATCGAGACTAACGGACAACAAGAAAGTCGCCAAGACCAAGGGCAAGGAAACAATCCAACCCCTGCGAGCGACTTCAAAGCGCCTGGTTCTCAATCTGAATTAGATAGCATGATTAACAAAGCGGTACAGACTGCTTTGAATAACAGAGATAAGGGTGAACAAGAGCGTACAGCTCAAGCAGTAGCCGATGCCTTACAAAAAGAGAAAGATTATGCCAATCTATCAGCTCAAGATCGAGCTAAAAAAGAGTTCGAGGATCAGCGAAATAGCTTTGAGAAGGAACGTGCTGCGTTTGAGCATGAAAAGCTTGTTGTTGCTGTTGAGAAAGATTTGGTAGCTAAAGGCTTGCCTAGCGCATTGGCTGAGACATTCGCAATGGCTGGCAACGCCGAAGATGCACTTAAAGCAGTGACTGAGTTCGAAACAGTATTTAATGATGCAGTTGCTGAAGAAGTTAAGAAAACTATTCGACAAAATGCACCTCAAGCATCAGCGGATGGCATTTCTAACACAGACAATTACGGTTCTCGCTTAGCTCAAAAAGCTGTTCGTTCGTCAGGTAAGATTATCTAGCCAACAATTGGAAAGGAATTTTCATGTCAGTAAAAAAAGTATTTGACACAAGTAACATTCTACGTTCTTTGCCTTACAAAGCTGTCACTGCCACAGTTGATAAAAGTTTTGCTGGGGTTGACGTAGATGGTAAGAAGTACATCAAAGCTGGTACTTTGGTAGCTGGGAAAGGTGGGTCAATTTTTGACGACCGCTCTAAACCAGTAGAAGAGAACAAGACGACACCAGAAGGAATCGTTCTATACGATGCAGACTTGTCTGCTGATAAAACAGTGTCTGTTTTGTACGCTGGTGAGGTTTGGAAAGAAGCGGTTAACGGTGGTACAGTTGACGACGCTATTAAAACAGCGTTGCCACTCGTTAAATTTATTGCAGGCAAAGGGGGTAATGCTTAATGGGTCTTATTTATGACACGGTAACAGCATCTAATATCGCTGGATATTTCAACACATCGCAATTAGATGTGGATTCTACGCTTGGAGAACGCATTTTCCCAGCACGCAAACAACTTGGGACTAAATTGTCTTACATCAAAGGTTCTTCAGGGCGTGCGGTTGTCTTGAAGCCGGCAGCATTCGACACTAATGTCACTATTCGTGAGCGTGTGGGTGCTGAAATCCATGACGAACAAATGCCATTCTTTAAAGAAGCCATGTTGGTTAAAGAAGCTGACCGTCAACAGCTCAACTTAATCGCTGGATCTAACAACACTGGTTTGATTGAGACTGTCACACAAGGCATTTTCAATGACGAAATGACACTTATCCAAGGTGCCCGTGCTCGTTTGGAATCTATGCGTATGCAAGCTCTCGCAACCGGTAAGATTGCGTTTGTCAATGAAGGAAAAAACGTCGACATTGACTATGGCGTCAAAGACGACCACAAGAAGACAGTCGCTAAAGACTGGACACAAGCAACGGCAACACCTCTTGCGGATCTTGAAGAAGCAATCGAAACAGCTCAAAGCCTTGGCTTGATGCCAGAGATTGCTATCATGAATGCCAAAACATTTAGCTTGATTCGCAAATCAGAATCTACAGTCAAAATCATCAAACCTCTTGCAGCTTCAGGGACAACAGTAACTAAAGCTGAGGTTGAAGCGTATATTTTGGACAACTACGGTGTGACAGTTCTTTTGGAAAATGGCACATATCGAAATGACAAAGGAGAGATTAGCAAATTCTATCCAGACGGTCATTTGACTTTGGTGCCAAATGGTTCATTGGGTTCTACTGTTTTCGGTACAACTCCAGAAGAGTCAGATTTGCAGTCAGGGGACACTCCAGGAGCACAAGTTGAAGTGGTCGACCAAGGTATTGCAATTACAACTACTAAAACAACTGATCCAGTTAACGTCCAAACCAAAGTGTCGATGATTGCACTGCCTTCATTCGAACGCTTGGATGATTGCTATATGCTCACTGTTATTCCAGTAGCTTGATTTTTGGTAGGAGGTAGCTATGACTAAAGTTTTAAAAGCGTTTCAGGATAAAACTGACGGCATCATTTATTACGCTGGTGACGATTATGCTGGTGAACGTGTCGAAGAACTTGTTGAAGCAGGTTTCCTTGAGTCTGAAACTGAAGAGAAACCAAAAAAAGCAAGTCGCAAAAAAACGACAGATAACACTGAAGAGTGAGGAGGTCTAGCATGGCTGAATTAGATCGAGAAAAGGTCCTAGATAATGTCATGCTGGACCTTGAGATTTCAAAAGATGACGACGATAGCATTGACCTCTTAAGGGTATTGCTAAACAGAGTAATTAGTCATTTCAAAGCAGAATATGCCGTTGTCAACATTGACGATGGTTTTTCTTTTATCTTCGAAGATTGCGTTATTAAACGCTTCAATCGTCGAGGAGCTGAAGGGGCTAAAACAGAGACGGTAGACGGTCATTCAATGTCTTATTACGACAATGAGAATGAATTCAAGCCGTATGACGATATGCTTCAAAGAACATTCGGCACCTCTGGACAATCGAAGGAAGGGAGCGTGTTGTTTCTATGAGATACACAGATACAGTGTTACTCAAATATCAAAACGATAAGACGCTGAAACGATATGATCCCGTCCTTGGTCGTATGGTTGGAGGGGAAGACTGGTGCAAAGAAGTTAAGTGTAACGTGACTGGTGCAAGCTTAGACCTTCAAGCTAAGCTGGGAGGTTTGCTAAATGCTACGAGCTTGGTTGTTCGTTTCAGAAGCCCTGTGACAGTGGCTGTAACTTCCGTTGAGTATCGTGGTAACAAATACATTCCAATAACCGCTAGAGGATATCTAGCTGGAAGAAGTGTTTTGTACGTTAATAAGGCGGTGAAGTAATATGGCTACGCTTACGTTTTATGGGCTAGATGAGATGAGTCAATCTTTGCTAAAAAATGCCAATCCAGAACGTCGACAACGAGTTTTAAAAAAATACGGCAGTAAATTAAAAGAGAACGCAATTAGCAAGGCACAATTCAGCGGTAAATATACCACTGGCGCAACACGTCGCTCGATTACTCT